GTAAGCGCCAAACTTAAATTTCTTACCTTCGACAACAATATTTCCAGAAAGATCATAGCTTTGCGGTGTCTTTTTATTTGTGACAGGCACAGCTATTCCTAGATCTGGTCTTTTCTTTTTTGTTTCTTCAGTCATATTATTTTATAACTCCTTTTTGTTTGAGGTTAGTTTTGATGGCTGAGTAACGTTCCATAAAACTTGCGTAGATAATTGGAGATTTCTCTTTCAATGTACCTAAGAAAGTTTTGTAGTTACTTAACCATTGGTTAAACGATCCAGCATGGCTGATAAGGTTTAGCTCATCTAAAGCCTTTTGAATCTTTTTGTCTTGCTGCTCTAATGCAGCCGAAATTTCTTCTGAACTTGCGATTTGATCATTGGTAATGCCAAGGAAGCTGCACATCCTACCAATACTAGAAGTTTCCGCATTTTCTAATGCCGATGTTTGATTTATTCTGGATGCAGTTCTTTTTTCTTCTGCATGACCTGTTGCTAGAACTTTTCCATCAATAGATCCTGTTGCTTTTACCACCACAGTTTCTTTGTCGATAGAAATTATTTCTGTAGTTATAGAAAGACTTGATCCTAAAACTCTTCGTAATGTGCCAATCCTAGGTGCAACTGGAAAATATTGCTTTCCATGAATAGCAATTGATGTTTCATCTCCTAATTTTTTAAATTCATTAACAGCGTTAATTAATTTATCAGTTTTGTTAGTCATATAATTACTCCTATAAGTATGATTATTATTACTGCAGCGATTATGATGCGTTGCTGCTTTTCACGCTTAGCTGCTTTTTGCAGATCTCTTCTTAAATCCTCCGACATATAAATCATTAATTCATTCTCCACATTTCTTTGATCTCCTGTAGGACATCTGTCGGATAATTATTCCAACACCAAGGATGATCAAACATTGGGTCCATTAATTCTATTGCACCTTGGATTATTTCTTCTCTAGTCTTATCTTCGTTTGTTGCTAAAATTCTCTCTCTTCTACGAAAGACATTCATCATGATTTGAAAATTCTTTTTTAATCCTTCAACAGTAAGTCCAGGACAATTATTAGAGGTAAAAACTTTATAATCTTGTTCTGTGGCATAAACTAAATAAACTGGAACTTTAAATTGATAGTAAGCTGCATAACTTGCACATTGCACCAGATGATAAAAACTAGGTGTAGCTGGAGCAGGAGCTTTTATAAAACTCCTATCTCCATTCTTCTTAACCTTGCCAAGCCTAGACCATTTTGTTTTTAATTCGATAATCTTCTGTGGAAAGGCATCTGTTATGAAAGATGTCGGTTTTAACTCATGAGGAGTATTACCGAACACAGAATTATCACCGAAAACAAAATCACAACGACCTACAACTGGCAACGAACATGATGAAAAGTTGCCAATCATATCGGAAGTTATACTGATCTGATTTTCGCAGGTTATAGGAAGCACTACACCTATTTCTTCAAGCGCCTTGAAGCCATTTGAAACCACCGAAGGATATTCCTCAAGATATTTTATATGCTTGGTTCTGTCCTTCTCACTATTTGGTTCGTAATCTTTAAACTTTTCTAACTCTTCTTGTAAGCTTTCATCTTTTTTTAGTTTGGTCCATTTAACAGGAGCTAATTTTTTTGATGAATTTAATTTCCAAATTGTATCTGCTAGGCAATTTTGTAAAACATTACCTACTGCAATACCTCCACTCATTGCTGAGTTAGGTATTAAAACTCTTCTTCTAGTTTGTTGGTCCATCCAGACATATTCAATAAGCCAAGCAGCATCTGGTTTTGTAAATTGTGATGGTGAGAAATGATTTATGAATAATTTTTTTGCGAAGAGAGGAAGTACGTTTTTTTCTTTTAAAGGATCTTCTAAAACTTTTTTAGTTTGTTGCATAGAGTATGATGTATTCTCATTTGCAAACAACTTCAATACTGATTGACTGGCTAGTCAATCATATTACTTATGTAACTAATTTTAATGATTTCTCTGATTTTGCCGACTTGTTCTTCTCTCTCCTTTTATTAGCTTCTTCTTTGTAATCTCTTGCTGGAGAAAATGATAAATCATTGGTCCACCAAGCAAGTAATTGATTTTGAGGTCCGTAATAAGTTGTGCAACCAACTTTTTTCATTGGAGGTTTAATTCCTTTAAACCTTTTAGAACTCATGTGTTTTAAATTATTGGTATTTATTTTAAGGAGAACTGCTGCTTCTTTTCTTGTTAAATATGTATCACTACTCATGCTAACTTCTTTACATCCTCTGGAATTTCGTAATCCTTTTCTTTCTCTATATATAAGTTTTTTAAGATTTTATTTATTTTAGCTATCTCATCTACGCTTGTTGCTACCGAGGTTGCGTCTAAAGATTTTTCAGCAACTTTATCAAAATATTTTTTTTCAGCAAGAAGTTTTGATATTTGCATCTGCAATTCTTTTATTCTTTCATTATATTGTTGCTCTTTGTAAAAAGCTGCAGAGAGAGTGTTTAAATAATAATAATGCTGATCTTTGTACATTGCCGAAGGATGTACCAAAGAAACTACAGGAGCTATAAATTCAAATGGACCAGAAGTAATAAATTGTTTTTCTGCATCACGATCTGGATTTAAGATTTGCTGCTTTCCGCCTTTTGCGATGTTATAAATTCCAAACCAATACATATCTATTTCAAATCCAATGTCTGCCAATTTGTCATCTCTTGTTTTTGCAACAACCATTTTACCGTTGTGAGTTTCTTCTTCTCTATCTGTTCTATAATAAAATGCAGTTTGCCTATCTAACCAAGATCCAGGCGAGTTAACTTTAATCGCCATAATATTTGGTCGGTAAATATTTCTCGGAACTACCGTCTTTTTATTTATTGCAGGAATAATTTGACATGGAAAATATTTATCATTTCCAACATCATTAACATTAAAAAGATCCACATTACCCCAGACATTACAATGAAGATCATCGAATAATAAATCGACAGGATCACAGTCTAAATGTTTTGAATAATCTATAGCTTGTTTTAAACCTAATGGTCTTTCGCCTCTAAATTCTCTGAAAATTTGTGTGTAATCTTTTCCAGCTTTTTCAGAAAATTTTTGTGGTGTCATTCCATGCTCAGTTGTCTTTTCAGATAACTGTTCACCGCTTGCAGCCATTGAAAATTTCATTTTTTTTGATTTATAATATTTGTCTTTTTCCTGTTTCCAGGTTCTGATAAATTTATCTTTTTGAGAACCTTCATGCCAAATCATAAAATTGAATAATTCTGTAGCTGGACCAGTTATTTTTTGAGTTGCATATTCAGATCCTGAGCTAGTTTGGTAAGACCATTTTTTGATAACTTCAGCTTTGGGTTTTAAAATTGTTCCGCCATAAAACGAAACTGAATAATCTTCTAATTTTGCGGTAAGTGGAGTTTCGCTTTGTTTGAAAGGATTGAGCCAAGTAATATCGATGTTTTTTGGTGTCTTTTCTTTAGGCATCATATTCTCTTATATATAAAGCAATTGACTGGAGAGTCAATAAAACTTGCAAAGTTATCTGAGTTTGGTATGGATTAAAAGACCATAAATGACGAGAAATCAGTATTATGACCAGATTAGAACACCAGTAAGCTCCTGGCATCGTGATTTACACAATGGATTGGCTCTAACTGACTGCGATTTCTTACCTATTTGTCCTGCTTGCGCAGAACCTCTTTTAATAGCTGATACCATTTATAATAAAGACAACAAATTTAAAGGTAAGTCAGGCTGGATAAATAGACCTTATAAATTTATAGCCAAAAAATGTGAAATTCCTTTTTTCACTATTTGGTACACCGTTGATGAAATATCAGAACAAGAAAGACCAATTACAGAGTTTCATATTAAAAGAAATTATCCAAAATCAGATGCCGCATTAAGAAGATTAACTCCAGATGAAATGGTGCAATATCTGGAATGGAAAGTTCAGCAACACATTCCAAGCTGTAATAATAAAAAGTATTTATTAGAACGAGTTACTGCAATTAATAAACATAACTCAACATTCAAACGATTAGAAAATTATGTCAAACTTTTATCTTAGTGATCCAAACATAGTCATTAATGGCAATTTAAAGCCTCTGGAGTACAGGATCTACAGCTACTGCTGCTCTCAGTTCAATGTAAAGAAAATGTCAGCTTTTATCCGTCTTGTTAAAATTGGAGGACAGTTTCAAAGAACCAAAGGAGAAGTGGAAGAGATCTTAATTAATCTAAATAAAATTAAATTTTACGATAGACCTTTGATTAGTATTAAACAAGGTCCTCGATATGTTGAGTTCGACATGCCTGCTCATAAATATTTCTTAGAACAAATAGGATTTAAAAAATATCAAATGAGTAATGGTTGGAGAGCTTTAAATGGTTATTTAAAACAAATGAATCAAACAAGTAATAAAGTTTATAAATATCCTGAGCTGGACCAATGGCAGCTCCTGGAGAAGCTCCAAAGTTTGCCGCCAGAAGA